AATAAAATTAAGGCTGTGCGTCCTATGCCTAAATACGGTACACCTACTATTTAATGAGTTCTCGATGTATTACTCCGTTTCAGGTTAGGGATAAAATTACAACTCAATGGATGGCGCTACCTTGTGGTAAATGTCCTAATTGTATGAAACGGAGAACATCGGGATGGTCTTTTAGGTTGATGAAAGAGGGCGAGCGCTCTGAAACTGCTTTATTTGTTACGCTTACTTATGATACTAAATACGTTCCCCTAACTAAGAATGGATATATGACTCTCAAAAAAAGGGACATCCAAACTTATATGAAACGTTTACGGAAATTGTCCGATACAAAACTTAAGTATTATGTATGTGGTGAATATGGTAGTAAAAGAGACCGCCCTCATTATCACATGATTATATTTAATGCTGATGCTGAAAAAGTTGAAAAAGCTTGGTCCGAGTATCGTGCTGGGTTTGGTTATGTACCTTTTGGTACTATTTATATTGGCGAAGTCAATGAAGCTTCTATAGGATATACTCTTAAGTATATGCAAAAACCAGGTAAAATTCCTAAACATCAAAATGATGATAGACAAAAAGAATTTAGTTTAATGTCTAAGGGTTTAGGTCAAAATTATATTACTGATGCTATGAATAAATGGCATAAAAATGACCTGGTTAATCGTATGTATGTGCCTATTAAAGATGGCAAAAAAATTGCCATGCCTCGTTATTATAAAGACAAGATATACTCTGAAACACAAAAATTACTTATTAACAATCATTTAAAAATTGTTATGAATGAAGCTGAAGTAAAACAAGAACTTGAATTAATTCAAGAGTTTGGTGAAATGTGGTCAAAAAAACTATTTGAACGTCACGAACAACAGTTTAAAAAAATGTATAAAAATTCACAACTCGGAAGAGATAATTTAGAGAAGTTATGAAAGTTAAAAATTCATTAAATGCAAATACTTTTGAAAAAAAGTATAAAATTTTTACTCAACCGTCTTTGACGGTACCTGATCAAAGTATGTCTATAAAAACAATACTTGAAAGATACGCAAGGGGGCTCCCAGTGGGCGGTCGCCTTGATGAATATTATGATGAAGAGGATACTCTTCCTAATCCGTTAACATTGGATTTAGCTGAACGCCAAGAATTGGCGGAGTTATATAAACAAGAGATTAATGAAATTAAATCTCGAAAAAAAGTTATCAACAATGTGGATAACTCTGTGGAAAACTCGGAACGAGTTGAAAAAACCGACGAGACGGAATCGTAAGGGCTTTGCCCTGGATTCTGTCCGTTAAAAGCCCCGAATAGGGGCGATATGCACTAATAATCCTTGATATATTAGTGCTAATTGACACTAATTTAAAAAAAAGTGTTATATTTGAGTCAAGAACGGCACGAAGTAGAGTGAAAAACGAAATAAAAACACTATTTTTAAAGTGTCAAAGAAAACAAAAAAAACAAAAAAATTATGCCCATTATAGAAACGCTATTGGCTAAAGGACTTATGGGTCCTGCTATTACTGGTGTCTCCTCTCTTTTAGGTGGTGCTATCAATGCTGGTTCTCAGCTTGGAACTAATAGTTCTCAACTTAGTTATGCTAAGGAAATGTATGAAAAGCAACGTGCTGATGCACTTGCTGATTGGAAAATGCAGAATGAATATAATTCTCCTATGGCTCAAATGACTAGATTCAAAGAAGCTGGTTTAAATCCTAATTTAATTTATGGTCAGATGTCTAATAGTCCTGTGGTTAGGTCTTCAAGTCCTCAGTCGTATTCTCCGACTGCTCCTCAAATTGATCTTACTCGCCCCGCTGGGATGGTTATTGATCAATATTATGATACTAAGCTTAAAGCTGCTCAAATTGATAATTTAAAAGAACAAAATGTCTTATTAAAACAAGATAGTCTTATAAAAATGTATGAGGGTATATCAAAAAATCTTCAAAATCAAAAGTCTGAGTTTGAAGTAAAAAATCAAAAAGATTTATTGACTACTACTTTAGATGCTATGAAAGCAAATATTAAGCAGACTATTCAGTCTACTTCTTTATCTAAAGAACAAGAAAATAAAATACAACAAGAAGTTAAAAATCTTGCTATTGAAGGTAATATTAAAAAGTTTGAAGAACTTATAAGAAAATATGAGTCTGAACATCTTGATATGAATCAAGTATTAAAAATTGTTGGTGGTGTTTCAGGTTTAATACCTGGATTAGGTAGTTTAATTCGTTCATTTAAATAAATTATGGAAAAATTTATAGAGTTTATTCAAGAGTCTATTAAAACCATAGAGAATATGGAATTAGAAGACCAACAAAAATCCCTAGTTGCATCTAGGTTAGATAGTATTTGTGGATTACTTCAAATAACAATGTTTCACTTAAAACAAAACGAAAATGAGAAATCGTAGAGGTTACAAAGGACGTAAGTCCTACGGTCGTAAAGGTTACGGCAAGAGAAGTAAAGTTTCAAGAACTTATTACATGTCACGCGGTGGAATCCGTTTATAATTATGGCTAAGAATATTTTTAATTCTATTCAGTTAAAGAAACCTAAGAAAAATTTCTTTGACCTTACTCATGATGTTAAATTGTCTACTAATATGGGACAATTAACTCCAATACTTACACTGGAGGTTGTACCTGGTGATTCTATTGAATTGGGATGCGAATCTATTATTCGCTTTGCTCCTTTAACTGCCCCAGTTATGCATCGTATGGATGTTACAATGCATTATTTCTTTGTACCAAATCGTATTTTATGGGATAATTGGGAGAAATTTATTACTAATAATGGTCCTAATGGTACTGGACCTGAAATTGTTGCTCCTTATTTTAATAATAGTCAGTATATTTATACTGAACCTGCTTACGTAAATGCAAATGTTGGTAAGTTTCTTGATTATATGGGTGTTCCGCCTTGTCCAGTAGGTGGTACAACTACTCGAATTAATGCTTTACCATTTGCTGCTTATCAATCAGTTTATAATGAGTATTATAGAGACCAAAATTTAGTTGCGCCTGTTAATTATAAATTAGTAGATGGTAATAATACTACTGTAGAAGCGGATGTACTTCGTTTGGCAACACTTCGAAATCGTGCATGGGAACATGATTATTTTACTGCTTCTCTTCCTTTTGCACAAAAAGGTGCTGCAGTAGATATTCCTTTAGGCGCTGTTAATGGCGATGCTAATATTTATTCTAATGTTGGAAATACTACTTTATCAGGTTCTGCTGGTGATCCTGTTATGATTGGTGATACTGCTACAGGTTTAACTGATTTATGGGCTCAAACTGATGGTTTAACTGTTGAACCAACAACTATTAATGATTTACGTCGTGCTTATCGTTTACAAGAATGGTTAGAAAAAAATGCTCGTGGTGGTACTCGTTATATTGAAAGCATTTTATCTCATTTTGGAGTAAAATCTTCTGATGCTCGTTTACAACGTCCTGAATATATCACAGGTGTTAAAACTCCTGTTGTTATTAGTGAAGTATTAAATACTTCTGGTACTGAAGGTGAGTTACCTCAAGGTAATATGGCTGGTCATGGTATTGCTGTTTCAAGTGGTAAATCAGGTAATTACTATGTTGAAGAACACGGTTATATTATCGGAATTATGTCTATTATGCCTAAGACTGCATACCAGCAAGGTATTCCGAGAACTTTCTTAAAGTTAGACCCTTTAGATTATTTCTGGCCATCATTTGCTAATATTGGTGAGCAAGAAGTTCAAACTCAAGAATTATATGCATATACCGCTAATAAAGAAGATACTTTCGGTTATGTTCCTCGTTATGCTGAGTATAAATATATGCCTTCTCGTGTTGCTGGTGATTTCCGTACTTCTTTGGATTATTGGCATTTAGGTAGAATATTTGGTTCTGAACCTACTTTATCTCAGGAGTTTATTGAATGTACTCCAGAAGATACAGAGCGTATATTTGCAGTTACTGACCCAGATGCTCAAAAATTATATTGTCACGTATTGAATAAAATTAAGGCTGTGCGTCCTATGCCTAAATACGGTACACCTACTATTTAATGAGTTCTCGATGTATTACTCCGTTTCAGGTTAGGGATAAAATTACAACTCAATGGATGGCGCTACCTT